GTGCCAACGTTCTTCGAGGTCCTGACCAGTTACCTTGGGATGGTAAGTTAAAATATGATTATCAGTTATGGATTGACTCAGATATCGTTTTTAATGTTGAGAAGTTCTATCAACTTGTATTAATGGACGAAAAGATTGCTTCTGGTTGGTATTGTACAGAAGATGGAAAGACAACATCAGTTGCTCACTGGTTAGACGAAGATGACTTCAAAGGTAATGGTGGAGTGATGAACCATGAGACTTTAGATTCCATCGCAAAAAGAAAGAAACCATTCACAGTGGACTATGCAGGTTTCGGATGGTTACTTATCAAGCATGGAGTGTTTGAAGATGAAGGTATTAAGTATCCTTGGTTTGCTCCGAAGATGCAGATATTTGAATCTGGAGCAGTTCAAGATATGTGCGGAGAAGATGTCTCATTTTGCCTTGATGCAAAGGAGGCAGGTTTCCGTATTATGTGCGACCCACGTATCAGAGTAGGACATGAAAAAACCAGAGTTATATAGTATCTCTTATAAAGGAGAGGTTCTTCATGAGAATCTTTCAAGAGATGAGTACTTTGAGAAGATGCAGGACTTAGCAGATGAGTTCTTTAAGAATGGTACACCGCATCCGCTCGAACTTGACACAGACGTAAAGAATGTACCAGAAGACTTTAACATTGAAGACTATCAGTAATGGCAAAAACATTTAACACAGGCAATTCAATCGAAACCCACCCGAAAAAAACTCGTCAAGGAAAGGGAAAACACTCGAAATACTCGGCAACATCCCGTAACTCGGCTCGTAAAAGGTATAAAGGACAAGGAAAATAAGTGGCTTGTTTAATTGCGAACCTACCTTCTTACGAAGTATGGGTAAGAAAAGAGTATTTGACCGATCATAAGAGTGGTCATGGTGAATTTGTAAAGGGAGTCTGGGTATCTGCAAAGAGTATACCTGGTCGTGCCTTCTATTTTGAGACTTATTTGCCAGAATATGCTGCAATGTTCGATAAATTACCCATCTCTGCGTTTACATCTGACCCTGAGACACCAACTCCAGACATGGAATTGCATAATTTACAGTTTTGGAACTGTATGGACTATGGAGTTGTCGCAGTTCAGAAGCAATTTATTGGATCTATGCACTATGAGGTGATGACAAGGGACTATGGCACTCAAACAGGTACTTATATTTGCACTTTAGACAACTATCATCAGGATGTAGACGCAATTGACTACTCTACAAGCGAACAACCTGCTGAACATAAGTCTCATAACCTCTTAGAATTGGACAATGGGCAGTTTTGTTTGTATCCAAATAATAGAATGCGTATATATGACAACAGTTTAACACCAGAAACACCTAAAATGCCTGATTTTAAGGTATCAACTGTTTATTATCAAGTAGAAAACGGTCATGACCGTGATGGATTGGGTAATGATGAGAATTATTTTTGGAAAACAAGCAAAGAAAGAAAGAAAATAGACGAAATTGAACCAAATTTAGGATAAATAATAACATTTACAAAAAAGTGTCATAAATAAAACAGGAAAACTCTTGTTAATATGGCAATAAGGCGGATTTCAAGGGAATTTAAGGACATAAGTTTGTCTTTTACCCCTCATCCAGTTACAAAAGACCTCACAATTCTCAAAAATGAGAATGCAATTAAGAAGTCTGTAAGAAATTTAGTACAAACTATCCCTACGGAGAGGTTTTTTAACTCTGCAATAGGGTCTGAGGTGCGTGATAGCCTATTTGACTTTGTAGATTTTGGTACTGCATCTGTAATTCAGAACCAAATTCAAATAACACTTGAAAATTTTGAACCTAGAATAGATGATGTGTCAGTTGAGGTACAACCAAAACCAGATACTTACGAATTTGAGGTAACTGTATTCTTTACTATAGTCGGACAGGACACTCCTACACAAGAATTCACATTCATGCTCGAAGCAACAAGATAAATGCCTTTTACTAAGTTTACAAACCTCGATTTCGATCAAATTAAGACCTCTATCAAGGATTATCTCCGTGCAAACTCAGATTTTACAGATTTTGACTTTGAAGGGTCTAATTTTTCGGTTTTAATTGACACTTTAGCATATAATACGTACATTACGGCGTTTAATTCCAATATGATTGTGAATGAGTCGTTCTTAGACTCTGCAACAGTGCGTGAAAATGTCGTTTCTCTTGCACGAAACATTGGATATGTACCAAGATCAAGGACTGCTGCACAAGCAACGGTCTCTTTTGACGTTACAACCTCTGGGAACACTCCAACTCTTACTTTACAAGCAGGTTTAGTCTGTGTTGGTTCTGCAAATGATACTTCATATGTGTTTTCAATCCCAGAAAAAATTACAACAACAACTACTCAGAATGTAAATGCATCTGGTAATATAGTAAGTAGCACTGCATCATTTAATGATATTGTCATATATCAAGGAACATATCTATCAAAGAGTTTTATAGTAGATGGATCACTAGATCAAAGATTTATACTTGAAAATTCATTTATTGACACCTCAACCATCAAAGTTTATGTAAAAGGTGCTTCTGATACTGGTTTGGGAAGAGAATATGGTAGAGTCGATAATATATTGAATATTAATAATACTTCAGAGACTTACTTAATACAAGAAATTACTGATGAGAGATATGAATTACTATTTGGTGATGGGGTATTTGGTAAGAAGTTAGAAAATGATGCTGTCATCAATGTTTCTTACATTGTCACGGATGGAACCGAAGGAAATGGTCCTGCTACCTTTACATATGCAGGAAGCACTGTATCCTCATCAAATCAAGTTTCATTACCAACAGTTACACCAACAATTACAACCATCACAGCGGCATCTAATGGGGGTAATATTGAGTCAATTGACTCTATTAAGTATTTTGCACCTAGACTTTATTCATCACAGTACAGAGCAGTTACAGCAAGGGATTACGAGTCTGTAATACAACAAATATATCCAAATACAGAGTCAGTTTCTGTTGTTGGTGGTGAAGAATTAGATCCACCAGAGTTTGGAACAGTATTCATTACAATAAAACCAAAAAATGGTGAATTTGTGTCTGATTTTGATAAACAGGGAATATTATCTAATTTAAAAGGATATACTCTTGCAGGAATTAATCAGAAAATACTTGATCTTAAACTACTTTATGTTGAATTGGATGCAAATGTTTACTATGATCAATCAAAAGTAACAACTGTATCTGAGTTAAAAACAAGTATCACAAATGGACTTATAACTTATGCTTCATCAACTGATTTAAATAAATTTGGTGGAAGATTTAAGTATAGTAAGATGTTGAACGTAATTGACACTATTGATGATGCAATTACGTCAAACATAACAACAGTAAAGATTAGAAGAAATCTTAAAGCACTAACAAATCAATTTGCTCAATATGAATTATGTTATGGTAATCAATTCCACATTAATCCATCAGGTAGGAATATAAAAAGCACTGGATTCACTATTCAAGGACAAGTTGATACTGTATATTTTACAGATATACCAAATAAACTTGCTGATGGCACTTTAGATGGAAGTGGAAAGGGTGTATTAGCAATCGTAAAAGGTGATACTGAATTTTCTGGTTCTTTAGTTGTTGCTTCTGCTGGAATTGTTGATTATATGAAAGGTGAGGTTATCATATCAACAGTGAACATTACTTCTACACAAAGAGATAATAATATTGTTGAAATACAAGCATTTCCTGAGTCAAATGATGTAATTGGATTAAAAGATTTATATTTGAGTTTTGCAGTTGGAGATAGCAATATAAATATGATTAAAGACACAATTACTTCTGGTGAACAGATATCTGGTGTCGGATATAAGACTACATCAAGTTATGCAAATGGAGCACTGGTAAGAGGATAATATGATAACCACTGGAATTGATAAAAGAGTCAAAGTCCAACAGATAATTGAAAATCAAGTACCTGAGTTTTTAATATCTGAAAGCCCAAAGGCAGTCGATTTTTTAAAGCAATACTACATTTCTCAGGAATATCAAGGAGGTCCGATTGACCTTACTGATAATCTTGATCAGTACATAAAATTAGATAATTTAACTCCCGAAGTTATTGTAGGGGAAACAAAGTTAACAAGTGGTATTACAACTACTTCAACAACTGTAAATGTTAGTAGTACAAAGGGTTTTCCAAAAGAATTTGGTCTTTTTAAGATTGAAGATGAAGTTGTAACATATACTGGTATTACTACTAATAGTTTTACTGGTTGTATTCGTGGTTTTAGTGGTATAACAACTTATCATGCAGAAAATAATCCTTCAGAATTAGTATTTTCGGACTCATTAGCAATTAATCATGAAAATGATGCTACTGTTGTTAATTTAAGTGCATTATTTCTTAAAGAATTTTACAAAAAGACAAAAAAATTACTCACACCTGGTTTAGAGAACGTTAATTTTGTTAATAATTTAGATGTAAGTAATTTTATTAAAAATTCAAAGTCATTATATCAATCAAAAGGCACAGAAGAGTCATTTAGAATATTGTTCAATATTTTATATAATGAAACTCCTAAAATTTTAGATTTAGAGCAATATTTAATAAAACCATCAACAGCAGAATTTATAAGAAGAGAAGTGGTTCTTGCTGAAGCACTTTCTGGAAATCCAATTCATTTGGTTGGTCAAACAATTATAAAATCAACTGACAGTGCAACAAGAGCATCAATATCCGAAGTTGAACCATTAACAAGGAAAGGAAAGGTATATTATAAAATTGGTTTATTTGTTGGATTTAATGATATTGATTTAATTGAAGGTACATTTAATGTAACTCCTAAAACAAAGGTAATTGGTAATGTTTCTATAGGTTCATCTGTTATAACAGTTGATTCCACTGTTGGATTTGGTGCAACTGGTACGTTAGTTTCTGGAATTAGTACAAATATTTACTATAGTGATAAATCAGTCAATCAATTTTTTGGATGTCAGAATATTGTAGGTATAATAACTTCAACTGATGATATTAGATCAAAAGAATTTTATTATGGATATGAAAATGGTGATTTAACTAAAAAGGTTGAATTAAGATTAACTGGTGTATTATCTAAATTTGTTCCAACTTCAGACATTCGTTTATTGACACAAGGTGAAAATATAACAGTCAGAAATGTTGGTGAAAAAATACTTAATCCAGTTGAGGATAGAACGAAGAAACAAATATTTGCTAATTCGTGGATTTATAACACATCTTCAAGATTTATAGTTAAAAATATATTTGGTGCTAATATTGTCTTAGCTACAAGAGATATAGACAAATCAAGTTTAAAAATTGGTGATAATATTGAAGTATTATTTAGAAATGAAGAAGAGGTGGTTGCTACTGGTACAGTCGGTAATATTAATGCAGATACATCAACAATTTCAATAAACAGTTTAACTTTATTATCGAATATTACAACATTACCAGATCCAAACCGTGAATATGATTTAAGAAGAATTATTAATCGTGCTTCAAGCACAAAAACAGATGTTGATTTTGGTCAAAATATCCTTACATCAGATGTAACTAATGTCTATAATGATGTTCCACCCTCAAGTGAATTTTATGTTGCATCTAATTCATTACCATCGTATCAAATAACAACAGAATTACCAAAATCAATAATACCAGAAGCTGTTGCTGGAAATGAATTGCCAAATTCTGGTTATAATCCTAATACTTTAAAATATAGCATTATATCTTTTCCAAATCCAGTTCCATTTATAACTGGTGATGAAGTTTTTTATACTGCACAAGGTACAGTTTTACCAAATTTACCAGAAGGTTCATATTTTGTTGAAGTTTTATCAAATACAAACCAAATTAGACTATATCGTTCCAGATCATTTATTCCAATAAATGATTTTATTGAATTTGAAGCATTACAACCAGGATCTGGTACACATACCTTTTCTTTAGTTGGAATACTTGAACAAGAGATAGCATCACAAAAATTACTTAAAAAGTTTCCTCTTAACCCAAATCTATCAAATTCAACATCTGTTAAGACAACACCAGGATCAACAGGACTATTAGTTAATGGTGTTGAGGTGACAAATTACAAATCAGAAGATAAAATTTATTTTGGACCATTAGATAGAGTTACATTGTTAAATGGTGGAAGGGATTATGATGTAATAAATCCACCAGAAATAACATTATCAGGACCAGGTGTTGGAAATACAACTGCTTTAATTAGACCTGTACTTTCTGGTAGTATACAGGATGTTCAAGTTGATCCACAAAATTTTGGTATTAATAGAGTAATAACTGCAACTATTGAGGGTGGTAATGGTGATGGTGCTATCTTAGAACCAATTCTATTTGAAAGAAAAAGAGAAATAAGTTTTGATGCCAGATTAATGTCAGATTCTGGTGGTGTAGATAATGTAAATGAAACTATAACTTTCCAAGATAGACA